CATCACGAAGTTATTAGCTCCTTGAACTACTAAACATCTTTCAGACAAATAGTGTACTTCCATAACGTCATCTCCAGTGTATGAAGCAGATCCTACAGAACCAGTAACCCAAGATTTCATTCTTCGGTCGTCAGTTTCTGAGCTTCTGTATCTTACATGTAGGAAAGGACGAGTCATGTTTTTACCTAATGACTGATCGTAAACAGTTGAAGTTCCAGCAGGAATTAAAATTCCAGATACATCTCCAAATCCACCACGTGCAGCAGCATCGTTTAAGTATTTCCAGTCTGACTTGTAAAAATCGTAAGATCCTCTACGGAAAGCAGAAAAACCTAAGTTTAATGCCATGTCAGCGTCGTTGTTAAATACTCCAAAAGAAGCACCACCTTGATAGTTAGCGTTTAATCCAGCTACCATATCATCAAGAGTAAGAGCTAATGAACGATTGATGTATAACATGTTTTCTTCAATAGCACCTTGCTTATCAAGATTTTTTAACAATAAGTCAAAATCTCCAAGCGAAGCTAAATCTTCAAATACATTACCACGACTTTCTACAGCTTCAAAAAGACCTTCTGTACCAAAATTCTCAGAAGCAATACCTAAATCAGTATCTACTCCAGAGCTTCCAGGTACACCTTTTTGAGCTTCTATCATTGTAGTTTCTAGATAATCTTCAAAACGCAAGCGAGTTTCGCCAGCTGATTTTAAATACCAAGAAAATCCAGTTTGTCCAGCTTCGTCAGTTGTTTCAACCCAGCCAATTTGAGCAGTATCAGAACCAGAAATCTTAAAGTGATCTTTAATAATAACAGGTCTGTTGTCAAATTTTGTAAAAGTTGGCTTAAGCTCTCCAACCATAGAAGCAGAACCTTTTGCAAATTCAGAACCTACAACAAATACATTAACGCCTAATCCATCACTTCCAAAGTCTCCAGACAATGTAGCAGTTTTGTAAGGTTTTACGCTAAAAGTTTGACCACTAGTAGCATATACTCTACAATAATTAGTTTTTAATCCTGTAGCAGAATCTGTAACAATTACAGTTGCGCCTATTCTTACGGAGTTTGTGTAATCAGATCCTAAAGTAATAAGACCAGAAGAAACAGTTGTAAGAACAGATGTTTCGTTTCCAGACTTATTTTTGTAAGCTAAGTGTAATCTGTTTTGCTCAGACCAAACTACTTGATCAGAACTCATAGGCATTTCAGCGCCTACCATTTGTAAAAATCCACCAATTGTACGATTTCCGTAGCGTTCTACTTCTTGTTCGTATAATTCAGGTAGATATTGTTGTGCCCAACCTTGATTAGCTGTGTTAGCTAAATCAAAATAAGTGTTGGCACTTACTACTTGAGTAGGTGAGCCAGTTAAACTGTAGCTTCCACCTAACCCTAAAGATGTGTTAAATCCCATTTTTTTTAGTTTTTAAGTTGTTTTTATTTTTTTCTAATTTTAAATTTCAACCTTGAACTATCTTCACCACCTAATACTCTAACTTTCATGCCGCCTGCATCTACAACTGGCTTAGCAGTTCTAGGACCCATGTCAATATTTTTTGACTTAATAGCGGTGTTTTTTATAGCATCAGCTCTACCTTGCTCATAGAAATGAGATACAATTTTATCTATATTTCTACCTGCATATAAAGCTTTGTGATAACCTGCAGCGTCTTTCATCATATCTTTTTCGTCGAGGAACTCCCTCACAAAGTTAGATATGTCGCTCTGGTAATCCTTAGTAGCAGCAGCATCTTTTACATTGTACCTATATTTCTTGTCACCAACTTTAAAATCAAAACCTTTGAAATTTTCATTGAAAACATTATTGGTACTTTGCTCAAATTGCTTGTACTGCTTCTGCTGGACTTCACTAGCGGCAGATTGTTTTTGGTTGTATTCGTTATAAAAGTTAATAGCATCTTGCTGATCTTTAGACAACTTAGAACCCAACTTGACTTCTTTGTAGTATTCGTCTTTCATTCCGTTAAGAAACTTTTTAGCTTTCGCAACTTCTTCTTTTAAAGCCAACTTCTTTTTTCTAATATCGCGCTGTTCATCTAAATCTTCGTCAAATGAAAAGTTGTCTTCAATTAAAAAATCAATTTCACCTGTATCTAGGTGAGACTTAGTTGACTTGTAATATTCTTTTAATAATGTATTATTATCTACATTAGAGTAATCAGCATTAAGCCTTACATACTCCTCAATAGTACCACCTGTTTCTTCCATAAACTTTACCAAACTTTCAATGTTTTCTGGTAACTTTACTTCTGGCTGTGGTGTAATTTTTTCTTCAGTAACCTCTTGCTTCTGCGCTACTTGAGCTACAGTTTGCTCTGGTTCATCTGTTACTTCTTGTAAGACTTCTTCGTTGACTTTTTCTTCGCTACTTTCTTCTTGCTTGTCTTCTTTGATACTTTCTTCTTTCCGTACATTTTCTTCTTTGTTTTGAGTTTGAAATTTTTTTAATTTTCCTAGGTCTAATTTAATAGTACCATCTTTTTTAACTTCTTTGTATGAAGCCTCTTCTTGAGGTGTTTCTTCTACAGTTTTAGTTTCTTGAACTGTTTCTTCTACGACCTCTTCTATTGGTTGTGTTTGTTCTGACATGATAAAATATTATATAATTGTTAATTTACTATCAACGCGGCTCAAACTGTTCAAGTCCAAACCCACCTAAATTATCTTGTCCTGAGGACTCAAAGCTTTTTGGTGGTGCATTGTTTTTTCTTTGATCTATAAGCTCACTTTGTTGTGATGCTTGTATTTTAGTTCTTTCGTCTTTACGATCTTCTTTGAACTTATCTTTTTCTTTTACAATAGAAAGTTGACCTTGTTGTAGTTGTTTGTTAATTTCAAACTCGTACTGCATTAGCTCTTTTTTAATCTGAGCTTCTCTTTCCATTTTAGCTATTTCAAGCTGCGACTTCATTTGCTCTAACTGAGCTTTTGACTCGGTAAGAGCTTGCTGTTTTTGCATGTCCGCTTGTGCAGCAGCTTGTGCAGCCTGCGCGTTTGCTTGACTTTGCGCTTGTATATTTTGCTGTTGTTGTTGTTGATCTAGCTCTTGTTTCTTTTTTCTACGTATCTTAAGAAGCTGATTAGCTAGCTTAATGTTACGTACTTCTCTAATATCAATAGCATCTTCAAGATATATCTGTCCAGATTGTAAAGCTACTTGAATATTGTTTTCTAGTTTAGCTTTTTCTTCTTCATCTGGCGCAAGCTCTAAAAATATACCAAAATCATGCAAGTGTAAGTTAGCCATTTCTTCTAGTGTAGAAACGTTAAACTTTCCTAGCGTTTTAACAAATGATTCTTTAGTCGGTGAATACTCTATAACATCAGACACTCGCATTGCAATACACTCTGCCATTGTTAGGGTTATATACAAGCTTGATTGCAATAAGTGTCTTGTTGCTGTATTAGAGTTTGCTGCAGCTAATTTTTGCAGTCCTACTAAAGCATTTTTATCTGGTACGCCTCCGTCTCTAGCCTCGTTTAAGCCAGTAACATCACGCATCATTTGTAAGTAATAATTATAAGTGCTTATGAGCGCACTGATCTTATTATTACCTCCGTTTGAATTAAGTTCCGTAATAGGTAAACGACCACGATTCATGTCACCATCTTGTGTCATAGATCTACCAATTACACTACCAGTTTGAAAGTACATATTAAGTGCTTCTTGTGGATTATAATTAGTACCGTTACCTAAATCTATTTCGGCTAAAGCATCTGCGTCTAAGTAAACACCATCAGGTACTACTCTAGACAACACTTGCTGTAGCTTTAAATGCGTAAGCTGAATCATATCAGCAAAGTTAGTCATACGACTTACTAGACTTTCAATACGACCTTCATACATACGCGGTGCACAGATAGCATAACTCATTTGAGCTTTTGTTGTATCTGCTTTTGGTCGTATCATATTCTTTTTAAGTTCCCACTTTAAAAGCTCTTTACTACCAATTACTTTAGCACCTTCATAAATAACCTCAATAGCTCTGTCTACTTTTTCAAAGTCATCTGATGCCGGAGGATTAAACGTATCGTTTTTCTCTATAGCTTTACTGCCGCCTGTAGAAGTCTTTTTAATTTTGTGAACTTGATTAGCATATGTTTTATACTCAAAGTATAATACTGTCGCTGTATTGTCTTCGTCAGCTTTAGAGTTATAAGCAGTATTACTATAAGAAGAGTTGTAGCCTTTATAAGACTCTAGCTGTTCGTCTGTAAGGTTTGGAAACTCTTTTTTAAGTTCGTTTAAATATATTTCTTTTACTTCACCTACATAATATATGTCATCAAAGTAAGGTGAGTCTGTGTTAGAATATACAAGATCAGCTGGATCTACATATTCCACTTTAATACCTTCTGCTTTATTAAAAGAACTTTTAGCGGCACCAATACCTATAACAGTTAAATCATTGTTTATACGCCTAGATACAAGTTCGTATTTGTTTTTATCAAAAATACTATTAATAGCTTCTTCTTCTGCTATTTCTACAGACTGCTTATAGTCTAACTGCATGTGTAGCTCTAATTCTTCTGTAGACTCAGGTAGTTTGCTTTGATCTGTTTGATATATATCTATACCTAATTGACCAGCCACTGCATCATTAAATGGCTTTGCTTGCATGTCTTCAGCTATCTTAGTAACATAGTCTGTACGCTCTTTTATTGATGCTGGATCTTGCGAATAAGCTTTTATGTTATACGATCTATCTGCCATACCGTTAACAACAATGTCAACAAACTTTGGTATAATAGGTACTGGTTTCCAGTCTAAGTTTAAATAAGATAAATCACCATTAATAGATAATTCATCTTTATATTTTCTAACAGACTGTTCTCCTCTAGCGTATAGTCTTAATGAGTGAAATGATTGTTTTGACGTTGAATATCTACCTGATCCATTTTTACCGTCGTAACCATCTTTAGTATTAAACCACTCATGCTCTATAGCTCTACCAACCTTAGCGCCGTACTCTGCACTCATCTTCTCTAAATCACTAACCGCTTGGCTGGGAAAAGAACTCTTTATAGCTTTATTAATCATTTATTTTAAATTATTTTAGATCTTGATCCTTTATTATCGTACCTTTTAATTCCAAGGTTTATACTTTTAACTTGTCTTTCTTGGATTGGGGTATAAAGGTTTTTGTTGCAAGCCATTACAGCAAGCCCTGAACTTATTGACGCATCAAACTTAGTTCGGTTGTTTATATCAAACCTTGCCCAGTCTTCTAATGTTCTATTAAAATACATATCACCACAGCCATTACTATTAAACCCTACGTGTTTTTCTATATAAGATTCTATAGCCGCAGCGTGTGACTGCTTCATGTCTTGTGAAGAGTTAGGTATACCACCTATTTCTTTTTCTGTTACAGATAACTTACTGTAAACTTTGTCGGGCCTGTTCATTGAAAAGCCTCTATAACCTCTTCTTTTAAAATGGTATAATAGTCTTGGTTTATTATTTTCTGCTAGTATTGGCATTCCGTAAAAAACACAAGCCATAAGTACATCTTCAAAAAATATTTCAGCGGTTTGTGGTCTAGCAACATATTCTAAAAAAAAGCTATTAGCAGGTGCTTCTTCCATTGAATATTTAGTAAGTCCGTGTAATGCTCCGTTAGATCCTATACCGTCAACTGTTCCTGATATATCGTAGCTGTCGCAACCAAATGCTCCAACGTGTTCATTACCAGGAAACTTAATACCATTTTTAAGTCTTATTCTGTTTTGCATTTCTAGCTTAGGTACCCAACTAACTTTAAACCTGCCGTTCTTGTTAGGCATAAACTCTACAGTAGTATCTTTAACGCCGTTTTTCCATTGAAACGAACCCAACGTAACAAGTGATGACCTAGTTATATCATCGTTGTAATCTATTTGTTCGTATATTTTAGTTAGATTAAAAAGCGATTGTTTTGCTTCGTCTCTAAATGCATGACTTTCTGTACGTGGAAACTGTCTGTAAAATTCGTTTAAACCATCTTGATCGTTTTTTAAACCTTCTACTTCGTTATCCCAGTACTCTATTACTCCTTGCTCGATCTCGTCGCCATATGCATTGAGTACCGGTTTGTTCGGCGTGTCGAAGACAGGTGCTCCATACATATCAATATATCCTTCGTAGTTCCATTCCATAGGTATGAACAAAGAATATAATCCTGAGCTAGTCTGTCCATTGCGGTTTCTTCGTGTAATATCTGAGTCATAATAAAGCTTTTTAAAATTGTCTCCACCTTTATCTAATGAGTTACTTGTTGAACCCATCATACACTTTCCAATAATCCTACTACCTAATCTTAGCGTGGTTTTCGTGACACGCCAGTTGTTGAGTATGTTCGTTGGCTTTTCCCATTTACCGCTTTCGTCGTGGACGAGTAGTTTGAGTTTCTCACCGTCATACGAGTTGTCGCCTGTATTCTTCCAGTCGATCGTGGTGTCGAGCCCATCGAGTTCTTTAAGAGTCTCATTGTTCTCGAGTTTTTTACGCGTGTATTTCGTCGCGGGTACTCTGTACGCAAGCTCGGTCTTAGGCCTGTCCATACCGTCCTGTATTGGCTTAAAAAAGAAGGGGTAATTAACTGATATCGGTACCACCTTATCTGTGAACATCTTTTTCGCATCAGGTCCACTCTTTGATAAAATGCCATATCGGGAATCGCTAGATATGGTTGCCAAGTTAACCACCTCGCCTGATGCCATAAAGGAAAAGCCAGATCGTCTATTCTTAAGGTAGCACAATCCATAGGATCGTACATCGGCCTTACATGCCTCCCAAAAGATGTAGAATAATCTGTTTGACTCGCGAAAGTCTGGTTGACCGACATCAATTTTACTCCACTGCAAGTACATGTAGTGAGTACCAGTAAGGTAAGTAGCAACATTTTTATTGTAAAACCAAAAACCTTTTTCTCTGTAAGTAAATTCATTATCGATGTAATCATACCATTGTTCTTTAAATTCTTCAGGATATTCTTCCCAATCAAATACAGATTTTATTCTTTGAAGATCTTTAGGATATTCGGTATGCTGCCAAGCGTTAGATTTAAATTTTTTTATATCTACGGGTTTTGGTAAAGCTATTTTAAGGTTTTGTATTTCATATACCTCACCTATCTCACCTGTTTTAGATATAACAACCATATCGTATTCTTTGTTATATCCGTAATCCCACTTTTTGTATTTATTTTTATTTTTTAATACCTTGGCTTTTACGTGGTCTTTTAGTATTTTTACTAGAGTTTGTTTGTAACTCATGTTGACCTACCTTCAGCAAAGCCCTTAAAAGTTTTTTCTTTAGTTTCTTTTTTAGGCTTTTCGTTTAACATTTCTTCTTCAAGCTGTATTCTAGTTAGTATTTCAAACGCATCGAATATAGCTAGCTTTTTAGTAGCCGCAGCGTTTTTAAGTCTATCAGCTGTTATGTCATCTCCTGAGTCTACAATAGGTTCCTTAGCTACCTTAATAAGTTCGTCCACAGCCTTTTGCCCAGCTTGGATTATATTCAACTTCGTCTCCTTTGTGTTCATATTTAATTGTAATATCATTAGTGCGCATGCGGTATAATCTGTTTTCGTCTATGATAAACTCATACTCGCTGCTAGGGCTAAATCCAACTAGATCCCCCTCGTGTATTTTAAACGCTTCTAACGAGCTATTACCGTATTTTAGTATACCAATACGTTTTTGCTCTTTTTCGTCGCTTATAATTTGTTTTTCTTTTTTAAGTATAGGTTTAACAAAACAAAAATTACCAGGTGCTTTCCACTGATTATTATGTTTGTAAAGAAATATTTGATCGTAATAACAAAAATACATATCTTCTTTAAAATACGATCCACTGTTTTTTTCAACACCTCTTACGTCATAAAACCTCCTAAACACGTTGTGATGAACTATAACCTCGTCGCCAACACTAAGATCTGTATCACCTATTAAAGGCAATGACATTACAACGCCAACTCGATTAACAAACTTGTGATCGTCCATTGTTGTGTTTACAATTAGTTTTTTATCACCAACTTCTACTTCATTTGTATATCTACCGTTTTTTGGTTGTATAATG